CGGTAACAGGTGGATACAGGCGGTCGCCCCGGTACCCAACGTTATCGAGCCGCTGATTTCTCGATTGAATTCGCTAACCGATTGCACTGCCGCGCCCACCGCCAGTTCAATCCGCTCGCTGTGCGCCAGCAGGGCGATGCCGGCCGCCGTCGCTTTGATGCCTCGTCCTGTTCGCTCAAGCAGTCTGGTTTGGAGAAATTGTTCCAGCTGACGTACCTGCAGACTTACCGCAGGCTGCGACAGCCCCAGCAGGTCAGCTGCGGCGGAAAAGCTTCCGCGCTGTACCACCAGGCGGAACGTCGCCAGATTTCCCAGATTGAGCGTCATCATCACAAAGTTTCTCTTATAAGGGTCATAAATGGACCGGCCTGCCTCCACAATAGCGTGCAGGGTATGCTGCCGACAACAGCGTAACAAAATGGACGATCATGAAAACATCTGCAAAACCACTCTCCGCGCCGGGCGCTGTCACGCTTGCCGCCGGGTGCAACCAGTTAATAAACTGGGGAATCTCATTTTATATGCCCGGCACTTTCGCCAGAGCTATTGCTCAGGAGACCGGCTGGGCCGCAACGGAAATCTACTTTGGCCTGACTATCGCCATGCTGATGATGGCGATGCTCTCCCCGTTTGTCGCCCGGCTACTGGCCCGCTTTGGGGGTCAACGGGTGGTGGTCACGGGTACGCTGATGATTTCAGCGGGCTGCCTGGTAATGGCTTACGTCCAGAGTCTGCCGGGCTGGTTCGCCGCCTGGGTTCTGACCGGCGCCGGGATGCGTCTGGCGCTCTACGACGCGCTGTTCGCCGCGCTGGTGAATATCTATGGGCAAAGCGCCAGATTAACTATCTCACGCGTGACGCTGGCCGGCGGCCTGGCTTCGGCTCTGTTCTGGCCGCTCGGCGCCGGGTTGTTGACGCAGATGGACTGGCGGCATGCGCTGCTGATTTATGCCCTGTGTGGCCTGCTTAGCGCGATGCTGCTGTGGAAAATGCCAAATCACAGACTGCCGTCACCGAAACGGATAATGCAACGCCAGCGGCTCTCCCACCGCGATAAACGCCCTGCCCTCCTGTACGCGTCGCTGATTGCGCTGGTAACTTTTGTTTCCAACGGTACCTCGACGCATCTTCCCGAGTATATCGCCAGCGTCGGGCTTTCTGTCGCGGTGGGAATGCTGTGGGGGATTGGGCAAACCGGCGCGCGCTTTCTCGAAGTGGCATCCGGTTCTGTCCTTACGCCGTTGCGGCTAACGATACTGACCACCCTGTTGATGCCGCTCTGCTTTGCGCTCGGCCTGAGCGGGCCATATCTGTCGTGGGCGGCCGGCGGATTTGTGCTGGGTTACGGCGCGATCAACGGCCTGACGACCGTATTTAAAGCCACTCTGCCGCTGCAGCTTTTTGCCACCGAGGATTATGCCCGGCGAACCGGTATTCTGTTGATTCCCGCGCAGCTGCTGGCCGCCGCCTCGCCGTTTGCCTACGCGTGGCTGAATGATCATCTCGGGATAAGGGGTAGTTTAGCGGTTTCCGCCGCGCTGGCCCTGGTGGTGGCAGCTCTGGCGATGGCCATTGCATGGTGTCAGCGGGAGAATACGCCAGCGGCGATTGAAGAACGGGGTTGACAGTAGAAACCCGGTGTATCGGTATTCATCGTCTCAGGGAATGCCGTAATCCGGCGATCTTGTTAAGAAAAATGCCATTAATGACGTCAATCATTAATGGCATTATTTTTTTATTCAATTAACGCAAAGAATAAAGTTTATTCCCACTCAATTATATACAGAGCTTGTAACTAATTGACTGTAAACAAGTTTATGAAACGATAAATTCTGCGTACCGTTTTATATACCGTCACCGGGAAACAGTACCCTGTTTCGTCAGTTCATCGTACTGCCTTTCGCAGACCCTTCCGGCTTCAGCTGCCCGGTCAGCGTATTCTGCCAGTTGTCTGTTTCGTTCGAGAGATTTTTCGAACACGTCGGTGAGCAAAATTCCGGTGTCTGCAGCTGACGACCCAGCGCCGACAGTGGAGTTATACTGCCTGAGCTGCTCACGGATGGCAACGAGCTGTTGCTGCAGCCGGCCAGCGCGAGCGGCAGCATCAAGAGCATCATTGCGCGCCTGGTCGATCCTCTGCTGGGCTTCACGTTCATTGGTTGCTTTCTCCTGTTCGTCGTGTTGACGGGCTTTCTCATCTTCTGCTTTGCGGTCTGCCTTTGCCTGCGCATAGCCGGCGTCGTACTGCCTGTCACCGTGGACGTTCCAGGCGACAACGCCGCCTGACACCATAGCAGCAAGCATCGCGACAATAAGCACCTGTTTCCAGTACGCTTTGATGAATGCCCAGATCATGGTTTGCTCCTGCAAGACTCAATCTGTTTATGTAAGTTGGCAATAACGTCTGGGTGCTCCAAGTTTGGTGAAATAACCCCATCATCAGAAATGAGTATTCTTCCTTCAGTCCATGCTGAATGCAGTACATCAGCCAGCCGTTTTTCGGAAGGAGAAAGGTTGCTTTCCATCTGGAACAGGCTTCTTAACCACTTGAAGATTTTCATAGCAGCACCTTACTGGCGGTGATGTACCGCGCGCGCCGGTCGTCGATGCCGTTCTTTCCGCCATTGATGATTTGCGTGACGCGCGCCAGGTCGCCGGTATATTTGAGACAACCCTTTGTTGCGAAGAACCACGCCGCGCTGCGCGCTGCATAACTGTCCTGCGCCAGCAGTTCCGGCTGAGTAACCAGATCAACCTTTAACCCGTTGCCGCAGTCACGATAATTAGTAAGGCCGGTGATCTGGATAAGCCCACGACCGCGGAAGTTATAACCGTCACCAGGTCCGTTATTCCCCATGCGTTTGCTGTACACCAGATTGGCGATAGCGCGCTGGCGCACCAGCGGCAATGACGGTTCACCCTGGCGGCGTCCGAGCGTGTTTGCCTGGTCCTGAGTCAGTCGCCCGGCGCGAACAAAGCCAGCAAGACCGGCGATGCTGTAGTTAAAGCTTTCTACCAGGCGACTGAAACCGCCGCTTTCATGCCCGGCCTGGGCAATGAACATCGCCTGATCCTCAGGCTTGCTGATGCCAGACTCTTTCATGGCTGCCACGATGTGCGGATGCCAGCGAGTAGCCAGATCCTGGCTGACGCCAGCAGCTTTCTGAAACTGATTAATATCCATGTTACGACCTCGATATCTTGAAGATTTGCACGACGTTGCCGCGAGTTTTCAGCACAGCGGCAAGCATCACTGCATTAATGACGACCTCAGACAGATCTGCGGCCATGGGGAAGTGGTAGAAGAATGAATACGCCGCCCGTACCGGAATGCTGGCCGCCGATACAATCAGGAAATAGGCAATCCATCCCCCCCACCGGCGGTGCCGCGATCCGTTGCGCTGAAAGAACATCACCCGTAGCGCAATACCTGCGCATATGATGGCGTTGGCGATAAGCAGCAGATCATGGCCTGTCATCGTCTTTTCCTCCCGGGATTAAATCGCGTGGATTATCAGAGCGGTGATACAGCCAGATGCCAACGCGCACGGCGACAATGGACGCAACGAAAGCGCCGGCGGAATACACAATGCCGCGCTCGAACGAGTCCTGATTGATTGTCGGGATCATGCTGGCCAGCCCGATAAGGACTGATGCTGTAGGCTTGTAGAAGAGAAGACCGCAGAGAAAGCTGAGAAGGGACAAAAGAACGCGGCGCCGGATAGGATATTCAACCGCTGAGGTGACAAATATTACCGCCCCAGCGAGTGAGCCCAGCGCCACCTCTGGCGGAACTCCGGCGACGACTGCAGCCAGTGCTCCGTAGCTAAGCCCCTGATTTACCGTATCAGCGGTTAGCGTTCCTGACATGATGACCACCGTTTACTATGCATGATGAACCTCCTGAAGTTGGTAAGCTCATCATACACAATAAACCGTATTTGAATAAATGGTAATAAAAAGCTATATTCAAATCCATTTTACAACTTGAAACATTATGTGCTATATGGTTATGTATCCCTTCATAACGTGACAACCGCGATGAGACTACCGCTTGTTTTGAACTCATTTTACAGAGTGTTTGCACAAAATATTCCTGAGGTAATTAAACCAACTTTACGTGGCTGGTATAACGAAATAAACAAAATACTAACTTACGGAATAAACAGGAAAGATATTTTTACCGCACTTGATTTTGAAATAAACTCTCAATGTAATCTTGAGTGCAGTTATTGCCCTGCATCATTTAAAGATGGTAGAGGTAAGCATTTAATGCCTGTTGAAACATTTAAGAAAGCAGTAAATGATCTGTCAAAAATAAATTACTCTGGAAGAATTTCCCCTCACTTTTTTGGTGAACCTCTTCTTGATGAACGTCTACCAGAATTAATGGCTTACGCCAGGAAAAAACTTCCAAACGCAGAAATAATCATACATACTAATGGCATTAGGCTTAGTAAAGAAAAATATGATGCATGTATGTCCTCAGGAGTCACTGGTTTTCTTGTTACAAAACACACTAAAACCATGCCTAAAAATATAGTTGAAATAGTAGATAGTAAATATGCAAAACACGGCACAATCAAGGTGCGGTCCATAGATCATTTGACTTTATTCAACAGGGGAGGGTCGGTAAAGCCTAAGAATGAAAGAAAAATGACAAACTGTTATTATATTTCAGATGAGATATCTATAACGCATAGTGGAAATGTTGTTTGCACTAATGATTTTATGGAAACACATGTATTTGGAAACGTTAATGAATCTGATTTGCTAGATATATGGAATAGCGAGGAATTTAGAAAAGTTAGAAAGGAAGTGCGCAAAGGTGTTTTTAAACTTGACATGTGTAAAAAGTGCGTAGGTATAAAATAATAGGAGGCAGCTTAAAAGCTGCCTTATAGTTAACTTTCCCCGTCAGTTTCTGATCCCTTATCCAAATCCTCTTTTATATTTAATTCCTGAAGTTGCTCTTGCCAATGTACTATTTCTTTATCCAGCAATGGTAAGTCTGATTGCATCTTATGAATTGACAATACCACTACCTGTTTTCTCGTAACTGCTAACTCTAGCTCTAATTCTAATTCACGTTTAGTAGTCATAACATCACCTATATATATTTATATGTGTTAGATGCATCAACAGCCATATTAAGAGCCGCTTGCTGTGCTGACTCTAATGTTTCATATCTGGATGTTTCCACACCAAAAACAAAAACCCTTTCACTATCATCGATATACTCACAAACAGTACGCTCCTGCTCAATATAAAAAACAGTACTTGACATAAAATACCTCAACCATTGAAAGCCCAACTGGAACCATCCCACCTTGCAATGCCCCTTGAAAATGTTTTAGACGGGGTATAGCTGTAAGATGGTGAACCATTAACATTCACACTTGAACTTGCACACGTTACTGTAATAGAACCAACAGAAGTCATGTAAAAATCGATCTCCTGACCTGCAACTAAGTTAGTTGACGGTAAGATTATATTAAAAGGAGACGAGTTAATAACGTTATATGCGGCGTTATTGAGCGTCACCGGAACCCCGGAAACAGCATTTGCTGTAACCTTTCCTCCTGACCTCCTAAATCCATAGGGGTTTAAAGATGATGGATACACAGATGAATTTGGATATCTCCAGTAAATGCTGTGAACTGTATTATTACCGTTAAACCTTAAGCCAACAGCGTTCGTTGACATATCATAGAATGAAGCCTGAGATGCATTTATACCGCTATCACCATCTGCTGAAACAAATCCAGCAAAAGCACAACCAGAAGCTCTAACTGCAGTATTCCAACTCACACCGTTTTTTGCGCTACGGACCAGCATAGCTACATCCATGCCGTAAATACTAGAAGAGTGGACAACCATATCCAAACCGTTCTTTTCTGTAACAGCACTATTGGCAATATAAAAATCCCATTCTTCGCCGATTGCTTTTGTTCCGGTATATGAAGAAGGTATCCACAATACTTTATTTGCGAGATAAGTTTTATCAATCTGATTAATAAAAGCGTTATCACCCGAAGGGGTTCCAATAGCTCCAGCTTTTCGCCACTCTTTTACGGTAATGACATTGCCTGCAATGCCCATTACTTTACCGTAGTATGGATCAGACGTTTTAATTATACTACCACGCTTAACTTTGGAGGTATCCACACCATCGGTTATCGTAATAGTATTAATTGTATAAATAGGGTTGGTAGTCTTTACCGCCGCACGGCCTGACACACCAAGGTATACCAATACATCCTCAACTATACCGTAATTAGACAGGGCTGCGGTATCTCCGCCTACTACCTGATTTCTGAACGAATTATCGTTGTTACCTAAAATACTTAATGCAGTTGCATTGTTTGAAGTTCCAAACAGATCCGCAGCTATATTTAGCTTCCCGGGGAGATACAGATCATTATCACTGTTTTTATCAGCAAAAACTTTCGTATAAAATGTTGAGTCATAACCATCAACCGGTGCTTCCATAGCATAATCGGAATATGTTTTCATCCGATTGAGCACTTCAAAAGTCGTTCCATACCTATACCCAACCAACTCGGCACCAGTTGACGCAGCCAGCTTAAATGCTAAGTCTGCTGTGCTAGTCTGGCCTGAAATTGGAACGAAATGACCTAAATCATTACATCCTACAAGCATGTTAGATCGTATGCTTGTAGAAGCATATTCAGGAGTTTCATTTTCAGGAACCCGTAAACTCCTTTTGAATAGTGAACTAGCGTATGCAGAAGATGAGGCTACGTTTTCATCAACATAATTTTTTGTTGCCGCATCCTGCGCCTGTGACGGGTCACGAAGATTACGAATACGGTTATTCAAAGCATCGTAGTAGTTGGCGATGAAAGAAGGTTTACGCAGCGCCAGTCGCAAAAAACTGAAGCACTGCTGAATAAGCATCGTCAGTTTATCAAATGCGTCCTCATGCACTTCGGCGAAAAACTTCCCCTGGTTGCGTAGGTCAGTTTCCTGAGTTGCCGGAAGCTCTCGAGAGATTGAGATCTGCCATCCATTGGCCAGTGGAAGGGGAAGCACCACGCTGCCACCTGAATACGTTCCAGCCCCCGTCACGCTGTAGTCAGTATCCAGAGTCAAAACGGTAATGTTCTCACTCAGGTCAACAACCTGAACCATCAGATCTGTTTTGTTGAAAATTCGGAATGTATACGGGAATGATGTGGTTACGCCGTTCCCTGTGTAGTCGTTATGGTCGACTTCTGTTGAGACCGTCATGTATGAATCTCCGGCATTCGCAGCGCCCGGCGCGCCACACTACCGTCATTCTATTACCCAACAACCCATATATGAATATTACAGCCCTTGATATAAGTCATTATTACCTTAAAGGTAATCAGATACCCTCTGGAAATGTGTTTTCTCTTTTGTTATATGTATATATATACAGTATTTTTTGGAGTAATCTTAATGCCAGAGCGGTACCGTTATCCTATAGAAGAAGGTTTTGCAGAGCGCATTCATACCCCGGCAGGTGTCAGATCTCTGGTTGAGCAGTCGCAGTTAATGGAACTTTTACGTGAGATGCAAATGGACGGGCACGACGTCAGCGGAGCGGCAGCGGAACTAGTGGCGCTGGTTAATTACGTTACAAGTTCGCAGGTCTCTATGCGCGACCTGCAAACGCACCTAGATTACTGCGCGATGCAATTGCGACAGCAACTCAGATAGGGATTGGGGTAACAGGCAACCTGGATTTCTATGGATGAAATCTAAGCGCAGCGCTACACTCATGAAGCCACGTTCAGTGGTCTACACATGGTAAGTGAAAATGAAAAAAGCATTAGCAGTGCTGTTTGTTCTGTTGTCTCTGGGTTCAGCTACACAAGCTTTCGCTGGAAACTGCCAGCATGATAGTGATACTGCAGCTGACGGCTCACGTTGTGGCGGCCGTTCTGCTGACTCCCGTCCCGGCGGTCAGTGATAATTAAGGCCGCGAAAGCGGCCTTTGTGACATGTCACAACGGTTTATTTTTCCGCATTTCGAAGATATCTAAGAGCGATGATTCATAACTCTTTTTAAATAGCTGATAACATATAGCATCTAGTTCTTTCTTAAACTGATTAGCTCTATCAAAATTGCTTCCCCAGCAACAAATAAACCCCCCAAGCAAGGCTGATTCAAAGACGATGGAACCAGAATCGAGATGCCTGAACCATATATCTATTAGCAGTGCAACTAACATGATTAGCGATCCCCATGCACCAATCTTTTTCCAATGTTCAGCTTCGCTCAGGAGCTTAGAAATATATTCAATTTTGTCCAGCGCCATTAATTCCCCACCGCTTTCCCTAGGTCTGGTGCTCTACGTGGCGCTGTAGCGCCAGGTTCCCACCAGCTCGTTGTATTGAATTCCCGCTGCGCGCGGTCCCTTACCCTGTCGTTGTACCCTGGGTTTGCCATCTCCTGAAGCTGTTGCAGGATCAGGTGATTGGTAATGGCCTTAGCATACCAGAGGTTTGCAAACGGTGTGATCATGCGAGCAGTCTTGAGCGCGTCAGCTCCGAAGGAGGTTTCCTCTCCCTGAAGCGCCTTCTGTGGGTTGGTGATTAGCAGCTTGGTTAACTGTTCAGCGAAACTCAGCACGGGGCCGCCAATCGTGGCCGCGATGCTCGACCCATATTGCGTGTGATCCTGGAAAAGGAAATCACCATAGATACCGAATGATCCTCCTTTCAGCAGCGCCTGCACCCATGTCGTTGGCTTTGTCATGTCCAGCGGGTCATTGCCTGTCAGCAGGCTGTTCATCTGGTTAGCAAACATCCCGGCCAGTGTCGTGCCAGCAATATATGAAGCCAGGAATTTGATAGCAGGCACGGTGTCCAAATCGTTTGCCCTGTTAACCAACTGACGGAAACCGGCAAATGGAGTGGTTTTGAATAGCATGAAGCTCTTTAACAACTGACCGGCATCGTCGCGGGCGTAGGTATCCATCCCTGTTGCTGTAGTTACTGCGCTGGTCATTTCTCCGTGGGTGATCCCCAGCAATTTCTGTGCGGCTTCAGCGCGGGCATTTCGCACCATGCGCGTGATAGTTTGCTCAGCTTCTGCGTCGAATGCTTCTTTCATGCGCTTCAGGCGTTCAGGTGGGAGATCACCCATGGCTGCCAATGCCGTATCACTACCGGCACGCACCTGGGCAATACGGTCAGCCATAATGTTGGTGATCACCTCATCCGGAACAGCGTAAATAGCATCAGGCGTCATGCCCATATGTCCGGCGGTAGTCATTGGCTGTAGGTCTGCGGCTGCCATGATTTCCCAGTCCTCATTGCTCCATCCCTTGTTTGCCAGAATAGTTTTATCTGATCCTTTCACATCGTCCAGCGTCTTAAATTTGCGTGTAAGTTCGCCAATGTTTTTGTACATCAGCAGGCCAAACGATGCTTTGTTTGCGCGGTCCATTGCGATCAGACCGGACCATTTTAGAGTTTTCTCAGCGAACCAGCCGGTAATGCCGCGAGACAGATCAAAACCGCCCATCTTCGATACGACAGCTGCATGAGAATCCACCAGCAGACCGAGCTCTGCATTAGCTTTTTTCGCGTCACCGCTGAACAGGTTGCGAATGGTGTTTGCAGACAGGCGCATGCCGTCACGGGTAAACCCAAGAGCCTGTGCGTTGGCGCGCATGATGGCCTGATCGCTTGTTGCGGTCAGAACGCTGGTACCGAGCATGGCGCTGGTCATCAGATTGCGCAGACCACCAACCGCAGACGTGAACACGCTTGATGTGGCCGCACCGTTAAGACCAGCCATTGAGTTGAACATGCGCTCAACCATCTTCCGCTCATCGTTCATCTTGCCGACTTCCTTCCCGCCGGTAACCGCACGCTGATAGACACGGTCCAGCACCAGAGAAAAGTTGCGGGAAGCATCCGGGCCGAAAGCTTTAACGACACCCAGATCACGGGATGATGACTGCAGGTGTGACATCATTACGCCAGCCACTGGCTGTTGGGTATAGCGCTCCATGTATGCGAAGTGCGACTGAGCATCCTTGAACGCCATCACCCTGCTCTGGGATCCGCGGTTCTTTATGCCACCGGTTCCCATAAAAGCGCCTGGCTCTATTTTGTTGGCACCATCGGTAGCTTTGGTTTCAAAAATGGCCTCGAGTGCCTGGCGATACTCGATATCATTCATCGGGCTGCCGTCCGGATTAACGTAATTACTACGATCCTGCGTGTTGTAAACGTCATCCACCCATGCCTGTCGCGCAAACTCAATCGGCGGCTGGCTGCCGGAAAGTCGCGCCTTAGCCTGTTCTGCCAGTGGCAACGATGCCAGCCACTCATCGCGCCCGGCGTTGCGGATAAAATCCGCATCATCGACGTATGGCAGATGCCAGTCATCGCGAAGACCAATGTCAAACCCGTTGTCGTTCATCTCCTGCCTGGCCCGGCTCGTAACGTCATTCCATACCTGTGCGATTTTCTTCGCCTGTTGGTTTCCGGTATCCTCGCCGTAAAGCTCTTTCAGGATCTGGAACTGTGCGGACTTCGCCGCCTGCTGGTCGAAAAGGCTACGGAAACGCTGCTCGCCGAGCGCCTTGCTCTGCTCGAAGAATTTGCGCACATCATCACCGGCGTTAAGCAATTCAGCGCTGAGCTGTCTCGACCAGTCCTGATATGCTCCGGTGGCCAGTTCTTCAGCAGAAGTAACGTTGATGTCTGTATCCTTGCCAAAAATCTTTGTGCGGCGCCCGGAAAATATAAACTGCTGCAAATTGGCAGGTGTTTGCTGCTCAGGCGGGATATTAGCGTCAAGTGTATCTGTCACCCTGCTAATGGCGATCGCGTTCTGAGCGACGCGCTGGCGCTTCTTATAGACGTCATGCACAACGCGCTGACGCACAAGATCGGCGGCCTCCATATACGTCTGCGCATCAGGGATGCCAGTCTTGCCTTCCCTGGCGTTTTTTTTATGCACCTGGCGCACGGCTTCTTTGATGCGGTCCTCAATACCTTTCAGCTCGTCAGCCTTTGGCTGGCGGCCAAGTGTCTGCGCAATGGCTTCAACACATGCCTGTTTCATTATGGGTTCCTCAGGAAGCACGCGGCGGCGACGGAATACACTTTCGATTCGTTCTGCACGGTCTGGATTTGCTCATCAAAATCAGCCAGGACATCGGAGAGTTTCGCCGGATGCCCGGTGTCGGGGTGCGTAATTGTCAGATCCGGATTGGTGGTCGCCATATCGCGCGCCGCCATCAGGTCGTAACTGTTCGATGAAATCGCCTGGCCTGTATCGGGATCGACACTGACCTGCCCGCCGTTTTCGTCTGCTGCCGTGAATGCACTTTCGGAGCGCGGCGCCGGAGCCTCTCCAGCCAGTTCTGAAGGCGTTTCATACCTAACACCATTCTCTTCGAAAACCTGCTGCATTGCATTGTACTGCTCGGTTGCTGATTCCAACAGACCGGGACGGGCGGGACCATCAAGCCCGCGCGCCATCATCCCGACGTTAACCGGCTGGCCGTCATTGAGTTGCCGGTACGCTTCGTCCATGGCCGCCACATGGCTGTTGATGCTCTCATTGCTGGCGTGCAGGACAGGAGCCGATTCCAGATCGTAATACAGCCCTTCATTCAGCGTGTGAGCTGCATCGATGTCGCTCGGCTTTATGGCAGGAATATCTGGAGCTGCGGCCTGTTCGGTCACAGGCGACTGAGCATCAGAGCGCAACGGTGTGCCGGGCGTATCAGTAACTGGTGCAGAATCTGTTATCTGGGATGGTTCTGCGGTTGCGTCAGGAACGCTCTGCACTTCCGCAGCCGGGATCGGCGCTTCAGTATCTGCTGGAGGGGGAACATCGGCATTACGCGCAGCGAGGTGATGAGCGCCACCAAAGGCGCCGCCCAGCACAGCATCCACCAGCATTGCCTGCCCGTCGAATACCCGGTACTGCTTCGCCATCTCGGTGTAGCCTTTTTTCTCCAGCGTTTCGCCTACTGAATAACGGTTCAGGCCCCCGAATCCGGTGTTAATAGCCACACCAGAGGCGATGCGCGTTGCCAGAGTGGTACCGATGGCAGCAGGCAGGGCCATGCCCGCCGCGTTGAACAAGCTCTGCTGCGTTGCCAGGTTACGCGCCGTCGACTCGTCCACCCCCTTCCCTTTGAAATCCTGATAGGACTGCTCATACGTCGAGCTGAATGCTGTAGCAGCACCTACGGTAGGACCGCCGACAATGGTCGCGCCGATGGCAGGCACGAACTGCCCGAGACCGTAAAGCACCTCAGCAGCTGTCCCCTGGCTCCCGGCATCCGGCTTTACGTACCCGCGGGCATCCTGCAACTGCTTGCCGATCGTGTCGTAAGTGTCGTTCAGCGTTTTATCAGCATCAGGGAACATCACACGAAAGATGTTAACTGTCGGCGCCACGTCTGCGGTGAATGCCGGATCGCTGATGAGTCGCTTACTAAAACCTACAGCTGATTGCGCGAGTCCGAGAGTTCCTTCAGCCACACCACGCACCGGTGCGGCGATCGAACCCTGAAAGAATGTTGGCTCGTAGTCTTCAGGCCGCGCAGGATTGGCCACCGTTTTATCGTCTGTCCACGCCTGGCCTTCCGGAGCCAGGGAAAATACCTCAGCCATTATTCTACCCTCACGACGATAGCTTCATTGGTTTTCGGATCCGTAGCCCAGCGCCCGCTGCCGCTTACCAGCCGATACTGGTTATTACCGATATTGACCGGCGTGAAGTTTGACGCTGCGTTGACATTCAGCCCGGCATCTTTCAGCTCCTGCTGCGCAGATGCAGTGTATCGGTCCTTGAAAGTGGATTTGTCCATGCCGAATGGCATTACCACATCGCCGCCATTAAAGCCCTTGTATACGCCTCCAGTGGCGTACTGTGCTGCTTTATCAACGACGTCAGAGTTGGCTGCATCCGTGCGAGTCATGGAAGCGTCACCAGACTGATAAGCGATCCCGGCGTAAGCTGCTTTGAACAGGTTATAACTGAGTTGGCGCGCCTGCGGGTTATTGGCGAATGCGTTACCTACCTGATCGTCGAATGCGCGCTTCAGCTTATCTTCGCTAGGCAGCTGGACCGGAGTTATTCCAGCATCTTTCATCGCTTTGGTTGGATTGAGCAACTGATCACCTGCCAGGATCACCTTCGAAACGTCGTACTTGTTCATGGTCGGCTTGTAGCCAATGAACTGGCTGTAGGCGATGGATGGTTTTTTGTTGTCATACTGGTTATCCGGCGTGCCTAGCAGCAGTGCAGAATAGGCTGTAGCTGGATTATTCGGCGCAATGGCAGATGCAACCTGGCGCATTGCCGGGGCCGGTAAGGTTTCCCCCATACTCTGTAACAGGCTAATAGTCTGGTTTACGTCTTTGGTTCCGCGCACCTGCTCAGACAACGCGGCCGCCTCTTCGCTGGACAGTATCGGCGCATTAATCCCAAGCGCGCGCAGGTTCTCCTGAGAAGAATACCGGTTGGCGACCTCTGCCGCTATGTCGTTAGGGTTGTTGCTGGCTATCGGTTTATATGCCCCTATCTCCACCGCAGCATTGAACGGATTATTCTGGCGTTGGCTGATCACCTTCGTAGCTGCAGCCGACACCTGGTCGAATAATTCCGCCCGCGACGCATACCCTTCCCCGGTCTGTTCCGGCGTCGGCTCAAGTTGTTTGACGTAGGCGGTGATGCTGCTGGTCGGCATGTTGCGGAATGAGCCAATGTACCGCCCGGCGATCTGCGTATTTTTGAACTCAGTGTATCGCTGGTTTCCCTCCCGTACGCCGTAGGCAGCCATAAAATCAGCCTCTCCCGGCGGGTTTGGAAACTCAACGCCGCGCATGTAAGCCGCGGTCGCGTCGCGTACCTGTCCATCGATCGCGGTTCTGTACTCCGCCTGCTGCTGCCGGCGGATCTGGTCAGCCTGGCGCAGGAAAGTCGCCTGTGCTTCAGGCGACGCCGCGTCGAATGCCGCATTGCCGGTATAGCGCTTATTGCTGCTTGGCAACTGAGAGAGGCCCAGCGCCGCGCTGACGCCGGTTGATAGCTGGTCAGGGCTATATGGTTGCGTGCCATTTTCATGTTTAATGATGGCGGCACAGAGCGCCTGCAGCGTATCAGGGTTTGATGCATCAAGCGGCTGGTTAGCAGTGACGCCGAGCTGCGCGCAAACCGCTTTGATGTATGCTGCCGTATCATTGTTGTCAGACGGCGGCGCCCAGCGGTTAATGATCTCGCCAACGGTATCAATCCCCTGTCGCTGGTAGGATATGAGGTTGCGGCCCAGCGCGCGGATCCCGTGCTCCGGGGTCTCGAATTTTGCAAACCGTCCATCACTGCCGGTCTGCCCTACCCATGGGTTTGATGAGCTGGCCTCGAGGTTTCCCGGGTTGTTGTTGCGGATACCCCTGGCATCGCCGCTATCACCTTTCACATAATACTGATCTTGCTGCTCGTGCAACTTTTCAGCATATGCAGTCGCATCATCAGGATTATCAAATATTCCAAGATGCTTTCCTGTTTTTTCATATAGCGCGATTGCTTCATCATCTGAAAGTAATTTACCGTCATCACTGACCGTTGGTATCAGGACTTCACCGGCATCTGTGCCTATGGAAATAGTTCTTACCGTGCTGATAGTACCATCTTCGTTTTTTACAGATGGTCGGTTGAATAAGTTAATGTTCCCTTGGGTAACCATTCCTTTCGTAGATGATGGCTCACCACCATAAGGGTTAACAGTAGCCCGCCGTGAACCTGCGGCCGTGTCGCTCAACTCACCGTTGCTCTGAATGAATCCGATCGCGTTATTTGCTGACCACTGAGAAAGCGCGCCATCTGCGACCTTCTCTTTAAATTCTACCTTTTTGGCTTGTATCTGCTCGTCACTCCAGCCATGCGCTGCACCGAAGCTTTCTATTTGCTGAAACGCCTGCTGGTTAGCCAGCACATAGCTGCCATTATCGCCGTACATCGACGCCGCTGTTTTGGCGCCGGTGGTCAGCGTTGCCTGGAACTGCCCTTCTTCGTAGGCATTAAGCTGGCCGATCTCATGCCGACCGGCCTGCGACGTAAACTGAATACGCTGCTGCTGCGCCTGCTGCATGAACCCCTGGCGGGCAGACTCCGGCAACTGCATCGCCAGCTCCTGCGCCTTTGCGTCAAACAGCTGCGTATACTCCTGCCCCTTGCCGAGGGCATTTTTACCCTGCAGATTAAGCAGGCCATTCTGCGGGTTGGTCATCAGGTCGCTGGCTGTCTGCGTCAGTTGCAGGGATGCATCCTGCGACATTGCCACATCGGCGCGCTGTTTAGCCTGGCCGAATACGTCAAGCGCCTGGCTACCCACATTCACCAGCGCATCGCTGATATTTGGCTGAGCGACGGCCTGAAATCCTCCGGTCTGCACGCCGCGGCTTTCAACCTGGCGACCGGTGACGGTTGGTACAACTGGCATAATTATCTCCTTATCGACCGGTTTTTGTGCCAACTGCAGCAGAGATAGGGGCTGCATTACTCTGCGTGAACGGACTCCAGGTGCCGCCGAATGTCTGGTATGCGCCATACGCTTTCAGCGGTGCCGTGAGCAAAGTTTGTGTAACTGCTGCGTTGGACTGACTTTTTGCTGCATTCCCTTCTGCGATCGCATTCATTCCCTGTACCTGATAACCGTAAGCCTCACGCTGAGCATTGTTAACAGTCGTCAGAGCATCCAGCGTGCCGAACTGGGCAGTATCGCCGAAAATGTCCAGAGCGTTGCCAGAGGAAAGATCCGCGCCGGTCGCTCCCATGGTAGCTGCCTGCGTCCCGGCTGCCTGCCGGTTGCGGCGGCGCACCTCTTCGGCCTGAATATTGCCTCGGTTAACAGCATCCTGCGCCTGAGTTTCGGCAATATCAGCATTCTGGTTCGCAACAGACTGAGCATATTTACCTTGCTGGTGCTGGTTGTATGCCTGCATTGCTGACATCGCAACCATGGCGACACCTACGGCAACGGGTCCGCACATTATTTTCTCTCCATATAGAAGCGGTGAAACGGTAGCCCCTGCACGCCATACGGCGCCGGGTCTTCCAGGGTAAAACCAAGCCAGTGAAGCCACGCTTTGGCGACGTGGTTGCGTGCATCAACATAGTTTTCAAGGTGCGGATAAGCGGTCAGCATTGCACTGACCACCTTTCCGCAGCGACGCAGGAAAGTACGCTGGTATTTTTCCAGATCATCCGTACCAACAAGCCATGGTAGGCCGGCGCCGCCAATCATAGATTTAGGCGCAACGCCGAAGACAGTTACCACCCGGCCATTGATCAGCCCGGCGCAACAGAATGTTGATGTACGTAAACCGCACTCCAGGACGCGGGCAGCACTCCAGCCATTGGTGGCGGCAAACTCTTCGATGTCGGCCAGGCGAACGCGGGGGATAATTTCAGCGATGTGCGCCGCGGTGGCCGGGACTATCTGAGCGTTAATCATCAAAAACCTCCCACGGTAATACGGGGGATCACCGCCAGCACAGAGAGGGGCAGCGGGTCTGTCTGACGGATTTTTACCCGACCGTTTTTATCCCAGTTGCTGTCGAGTTTGACCTCGACTTTACCTGTGGCGTCGTCAACCGGATCGTCGTAAAACTCGAATTCGCGCTGAGGGCATTCGTACCACTGGCCGCCTGGCGTTGATGCCCAGATGCCGCGGCTGGCGTTTACCACTAACGTTACGGTGTTGATCAGCTGTTTCTTATCTAGCAGCGTCTCCTGCCCGTTAATATTGATGTCCAGGGTTTCAAACTGGGCGTTAATCGGAAGGCCGATGTGGACCACGGCGCCGGGCTTTTCCAGCGTAACAGCGCCGCCGGTAACCACCTTCTGCGGTTCTACGCTGGCATCCGACAGGATATTGACAGTTTGCCCTTCAAGGTGATCAAGGCCGGCGAATGTCTGCCGGGCCATATACCAGTTAGTGGTGGCGGTGTTGCGCAGGACAGGAGGAATATTCCGGTTTGCCGTCACGGTCACCGAGTTACCGCTTTCGACCGAAATGATGTCGCAACGCAGCTGCATGGCTACATCGCTGCCATCGTCCGGGTCGCTGCCGGTGTAGGGGAACTGGATCTGCGATCCAACATCACCTGCAGTGAAATAGCTGCTGCCGCTCATCGTCAGGGTATACGGAACCTGATAACTCCAGTCGCCGCTGCCGCCGCTGATAGTTGCCTCCCGGCTACCGGTATTGCGCCCGTCATAGGTCAGGCCGCTGTCGACAAAGAAAGCGTCAAGGTCATCGGTAAACTGGCGGCTCGCTAGCCGCTCGATGTAGCGTTTCGTCTGGCCGTTGATGGTGCGGTTAACCACGAAATAGATCGCGTCTTCGCTACCTTCACTGATGCCGCACGTGCTTTCATATTTCCCGGCGCTGGATTGTGGAGACCAGGCGAAAACCTGCTGATCGCGCAGATAGGTCAGCACCAGCAGCTTGCCGTCGTCACGCACGCAAAACGCGCTGGAGAACGGGACAATACAAAATGCCCAGTCGACAATGCTGCGTTTCTGGAAAAGGTGATTGGCCAGGATAGTCAGGTCATTACCCTGGAAGCCGTCAACATCAAACGAGTAGGCCAGATCCCGCACCACGCTACCCTTTTCCTGGATAAAGAGCGCGATATTAGAAACGGCGATAGGCGGCACATCGCTGCTGCCATTTGAGCCCTGAGAACTAAGGGAGAAAGCCGACGGCGTAAGCACCTTATTCTGGTCGCCGGTCACAACAAACTCACCGCCGGAAGTCAGAACAACCAGCGAACCGACATCGATAAGGTGGCGGATCTCGTTAACCTGTCGCCCGGCATAGGTATAAACAATCCGATCATCATCCTGGATTGGGTTATTTTTGCCGAAGTCTTTATAGTCGCCGGTGCGGCTGGCCCAGATTGTTTGCGGGTATGCAGGGGATGCAGCAAAGTACAGCCGCTGCTGGTAATAGACCACCGTCGCCGGGTAGCCGTCTACGCTGTTCCAGGCGTACCGCGCCCACTTATAGCTGGCCTTGTCGACGCCCACCGCATTTTCAGGCACTCGCGAGACAACATCTGCGGTTGCAGCAAGCCCGTCACCGGCGACGGCAGTGATCCGCACAATGCCGAAACCACTATGCAGGTACTCCCACTGCACGCCGGTATCATCATCGCCGGTACCGCCCCAGCCATCCCAGGACATACCCTCTGTATGTGAGGGCCTCAGCGTTCCGGTTTTGCCTGCAGTGTTGGCACGATAATAGTTACTGTCCGCGCGGCGAATATCGTCAATGCTGGTATCTTTGCTGGTCTCCCAGACGGGAACAGAATCTACCGCCGGCTGCTCGAGATAGAAAAGCTTTCCGACCTGCTCAGCCCCGAATATGGCCGAGCTCGCAGTAAGGGTAATTGTCCCGGTGGTGGCGCTGGCATAAACGGTTACTGATTCATCGACGTTGATATCTTCAAACGGGCCGTTGGTAGTCTGGACGTCGACGATCTGCCAGTTGTCATGCGCGTAACGGCGCAGCTCTTTAGGCGGGTAGGAAGGATGCACGATCGTCATTACGTCGGCGCTTTGCGTGAACTTCAGGCCGAAAACATCATTTTCTGTATACGGTGTGGCCAGCTCGTAAATCACATCGCCGGTGGTCAGCACCAGGCCGCCGTCTTTGATAACGCGCATGTAATTGTGGCCAAACTCCAGCGCATAGGTCTGCACAGTAGAAAACTGGAACGGAATCAGGCGGCATTTGCGATCCGGGTATTTCGCCGTGGCGATGAACTGCGTGCCAGGGCGGTTCTCCACCCCGCCATACTGCCGGACAATGAAGTTGTCGCACTTGCGCAGAGCCACCTGGTATTTAGCCATATCGATGCGGCCATACAATGATGGTGCAATCTCGCCACCAGAAAAGCTCGGTTGTATCCAGCTAACAGCCATCAGCACATCCTCGCTACGGTAAACGGATCGTCAGGCAGCTGCGGCTCCTGCGATTCATTCATGCTGTGAGAGCCTGCGCTGAGGATTACGCGGCTGTACATATTCAGCGCGTTATTGCCGAGGTCGGCATTACCGGTAATCACCATGTTGATTGCCGCCGCAAGTCTCCAGGAAAGAGCCTCCTGGAAGATGGAATCGAACATGTTCACGTCGGTGATGCGGGCAACATACCGAAGCCAGGCCTGCGGAAGATCGGTGTAAATCAGGCGCCCCGTGCCGGCGCTGTCCGCGCCGACCACGTACTGCACGCGCATAGCAGCCGTTGGATACCGTACGCCAGGTAGCGGGATCTCAATAATACGGAGGCAGTCAGTGGGATAGGTATACGCATAATCCCAGTCCTGCGGCGGGTTGTTTGTGTCAGCCAGCGCGATATTCTTGGTCGCAAAATTCCAGTCAAAATCGGCCAGGACAGCATCACGAATCGACTCATAATACAGGGAGCATTGCCCGGCTTCTTTGCTCGCCTCGGTCAGGCT